CCTGGTAGAAACATTCGAGAAACTATCATTGTCACAAATGCCGACGTAGATTGTGGCGACGGACGTATGGGTGGATCAGGTTTGGAGATTAAGCAATTATTCAAAGCAGGGTTTCAACCAATGAATTTGGCTAATCAAAACATAGGGAAATTAGCTAGTCAACGAGAGATTCTATACTGTGAACGTAGAGTTTATGCTCAGGATCTAAGTCAAACCTATACTTCTCCTAATCAAATGGGGTCAATGAAGGACGTAGCAGGGCCATTACCACCTCTTACCCCTACACGTTGGATTAACAATTGGCTTATGATCGATAGAACTGTAACAGGGGAAGCGGATTTAGTAATAGGTCCTACACTCATGGTAATGAGAGTTATCGAAGTAACACCATTCGAGCGAAGTAATCAATCAGTAGTTACAGCGGGAGCTCCTGAAGCAGGGGAATATCTGAACAACGATTCCCAAGTATTCGTCGCTTTTACCCCATTTGTTCTCAACATTGTTGGCGATAAAAGAAAGTTAACTGAAACTGAAAAAGCAATTGAGTATTCCAACGTATTCCTTTCGAACCAGCAAGACATCACTCCTTGAGGTGATCGAGTGCGCGGTGAATGGCATCTACCTGGTCACAACTTCACAGGACCAGGTACTCGACTTCAAGAACGTCTCGAACGAGGCGATGAACCTGTTAACCGCGTAGATGAACTCTCACTTCATCATGATATCAGATATCAAGGGATCGGAAAGAATTCGAAGGATGATGGATTATTGAATTTCTCTGAAGATTACGAGACTCTGAACGCTGATGTCCGATATATCGGTGGTGCAATCGGGATTATTTTGTCTCCTACTTCATCAATGCAAGAAAGAACTGAGGCAGCATTTGTCGGTTCATTGATGACGGTGAAGATCGCCTACAACTTTTTGCCTGTTGGGAGATCGTATTCAAAGTTAAAACGGTTTCAAAGGAATCGAAGAGTGTTGGTGTTGACATGAGTGAAGCAGATCAGGTTCAAAACGAGCGAATTGGCAAAATCGAAGAAAGAATGTTGATGCTCGAACAAGCAATTCTCGAAATGCGCGGTATGGCGAAGACAATCAAATTAGTTGTGATCGCACTTGCAGCATCATTTGGACTCGATGTTCATGGAATGCTTTAATCTTCATCGTTTGGGTTGTCTCTCCAATATCTTACAACATCGCATCCGTCGCATGGACAGTTTTCAAGGTCTTTGCATCCTGTTGTTGCACAATCACCGGGATAATAGGATCCGCATTTTTTGCAAACCTTTGCATAATCACTCATTCTGATTCCTCCTGGTTAAGTCTGCATGGTGTTTCCTTGCAGTATGGGCATTTACAAACGTGAGATAAACTGCAAAGCATCCAAGATTCGCAATTCATATTTCTTCACCTCTTACATGCACTTCCAAAAAATAGGCAATTCGTTCTAGAGCTTGAGCAATTCGTTCCATTACTTCTGGATCGTTCATTTTTACACATCCTCAAGCCAATCAGTCATATCTTTGACTGCTTCTCGAACACATGCTTCACAAGTTTGAGCACCATTGACTTTGAACATGCGCAGTAAAATTGGTTTGTCATGCTTCATGATTGTAGAATCGTCCTTAGAACGCTCGTACCCGCATCCTCCGCTATTACAACCAACCCATTGAAACTCATGAACATAAGATTCCTTGATGAAAATCATTTATCTCTCCCTCCAGGTAACAAGAGATCCACATTCACAGTCTGCAACCCAAGCAAAAGAGCCATCAATCAACGGTTTCCACTTAGCCATCGAGAAATTACCGCACTCTTGATGAATTAATTCACGATCAGGGCGGGTTATTGTACCCATTCCGCGGTCTTCAAGCAGTTTTCTTCTCACCCAAGAACTAAAATTGGTCATTTTTTGAGCCATTTCGTAGGAAGTCGGGCATAGCGTTATCATTTTATTTCGCATGAAATGACCTAAAACGTATGACCTATATATGTATATCTTTCAAAAATCAAGTAAACTTGATATCAAATGGCTAGTTAGCAACGGGTGGGTGAGCGGGGAAGCATACTTCCCCACTACTGTCCGATTGGCGGCTTCGCCGCGAAGATAGGCTGGAAGTGCTGAAAGTATAGATCCGAAGATTTTTGGATTAACTTTTATTAACCGGTTTACTTTACACACCGATATGGCGACCAAGAAAACCCGCTCCTTTGAAATTTTTGAGACTATAACTGCGAATGGTACAGGTAATACAGCTACTATCGATCTAAACACATTTGTTAACGTTGCTGATCTAGAAGCGTTTGGTGTTCAATCGATTGAAGTAGGTGTTAACGCAACAGCAACTAACCAACCTTCTGCTATTTACCAAGTTCAAGTAGCTCTCGATTCCCTTGCAGCAGGTTTCATCAACCATGCTGAGTATGATTCCCTCTACCTCAAGTTCTCTGATGCTTTGACATCTGCTTTTGATGAATCCCTTTCACTAGGCGATGTTGCTGAAATCCGTTACGTTCCCGGCGGACTTCTTAGTATTCGAGCAGATCGCTTAACCGGTGCTGCTGACGTTCCACTATACGTTCGAGTTACAGGTGTTATCAGCAAACTAAACGCTGCTGATTACATGAGTCTTGCATTGACACGATCTGCTAACCTCTGAGGTGCTTTTCGTGCCTTTGCCAACTCCTAAGCGCCGCGAATCCTATACGGATTATGTTAGTCGAGTCCATCGACACGTCAAGCGCAATAAGAACGCGGTTCGAGGTATCTATCAAGGACGAGGCAAAAACCGCAAGTTGCATATGCCCTCAGTAACAAAGAAGATCTCCGTCGCTTGGAGAAAACACAAGCGAAGTATGAAGAAGTGATATTATGCCTAGAAAAATGTTCAGTTCAATCTTTGGTTCAATAGCGTATGATTCAGGAGTTATACCCGCTGGGGCACCTGCTTCTCCCGGAGGCGCTGGTGTAGGTTATCAAACACCTGCGGCGACCTATGGCATTGGTGCTCATGATGACATTCTGTATAATGATGCAACAGGAGCTCCACAATTTAAAACAGGAACTTTCATGTCATACGACTTTCATGATCTTCGAGACTTACTCGAAGAAGGCGAATGTTTGGCAAACGCTATGATCGGCATTCAAAGAATGAAAGAAACTCCAGAAGTGATTAGTTGTTACAACGTTGCACCTGGTAGAAACATTCGAGAAACTATCATTGTCACAAATGCCGACGTAGATTGTGGCGACGGACGTATGGGTGGATCAGGTTTGGAGATTAAGCAATTATTCAAAGCAGGGTTTCAACCAATGAATT